GATGAAAAAAATGAATGAGATAGATACTTCATTTGATAACCCTATGAGGAGTCATGTCAGCGAAAGTTACAAAATTCTTGTAGAAATAAATTCTAAAATATCAAAACTCTTGGAGCTCAATAATCCAGATTTTAAATTAACTGTGACTACTGAGCCAAGGACAGATATTCTCGGTTGTAAAATGTATGTGGATTTAGTTGAAAAAGCATACGGTGAAGACTGACTAACAATCTGATCTGTCACATGGTATATTTATCGTGTGACAGATTATCATTTAAAGAACTATTTGCTATCGATGCAATCGCATTGGTGTATTAACCATGCGCTTTATGAATCCGTCCAAAACACATTGCCACTGATCGCAAAGTTCAATGCTGGTGATGGCACTACTCGTCTGGAAGAAACACCGATCAAGAAACATCTAAAGAAGATCCACCCAGAGATCTACAAGGTGCCACTGTTTCGCAGGCACTTTTGCAAACTGATGATGGACGAGATCAAGCACATGCAAAAGGAATTTAGTTTTGAGATAAACAAGGACGAGGACGAGTTGCGCCAGATCCCAGAGATCGTTCTGAGTGAGCGCTGCCCAGAGTTGTATCGCAACATGTGGTTCATTGTGCAAACCGTTTTGAATCCAATTTTCTTCTCGATCTGGCAAAGACATTGTGGATCCATAGCAAGTGTGCAGATCGCCAACTACAATCTGAAAGACAAACAACAAGGTGCATGGCATCATGACGAGAGCGCAGATCTCACGGTTGTCGTGCCACTGAATACTGGGAAGTACGAAGGTGGCGGTACGGAATTTTATAATTATGGGATCGTAGATCCGTTACCGAGTGGTCATGCTTTGATCTTTCCAAGTTTCATACACATGCACAGAGGTTTGCCAGTCGATACTGGAGATCGCTACTTACTTGTTTTCTGGCTGTATGATCGCAGTCGTGTCAACTACCTGTACGAAAACGCTCTACCATAGATCGTTTAGATCAACCGTCATGGGTCCTTCCATGTTGTAAGGCTTGAATGTGTTTTCCTTTTTGGCTCTCAACAAAGTTTGCAAGGCTTGCTCGTTCTTGGCTGACGCATATTCAATGGCTTCATCGCTCATGCGATAAATTGCGTATGGATATGGGTGTTGTTTTTCTTGCGCCAAGAAATAAAACGAATCGGCTCTGAGCCCAGTTGCACGGCAAGCATACAAATACAATGCTGCCTGCATGTGATAACGAAACATGTTGATTGCTCTTTTGAATCCTTGTGGTGAAGCATCACGGCAGGTTTTTAGATCCCATGCGTTCTCACCGTCATACCAGTCCAGCCGAGACTTAAATGGCACACCGTGGTACATGTAACAAAGCGTGAGCTCAACTTTGTGATCGTCTTTTGGAATGTAATCGGACAGCACTTCTCTTCGATCCATGCAAGTTTCATACATGTCTTTTGTGATTGCGGTCATGTTTCCAATCTCATCTATGAACTTCTGATACTCTTCTTTACCAGCTTTGGTTCTGCGGTTGATGTCTGGCTGGATCACAAACTCTTTATCAAAGTTGTGATGCTCCAGAAAAACCGTGTGTTGTACCCTGCCTTCTAAAAGCGCTGGTGTTTCTGATAATTCGCTTCGGTTCTTCCAAGTGTAAGGACACTTGGATATGGTCATGAGATCGTGAGAACTGTGAGCATCGATTGCCCTGTACTCATCAAATGGTATGTCGTCAAAGACGCCTTCTTTAAATTCCATGTTGCCTCCTAGAATGGTTCATCTATCGGAAACGGCTCTTCCAGCTCAACCTTTTGAACCAGTCGATCCAAATACCATTGCGCTTTTTTAAGGTCGTTCATTGGGTCTTTTTTATGTTCCCATCTGTGAAGATACTTGAACACGGATCCGAGTAGATAATATTTAAAATTTTTGCCCAGTTGTTGCTCGATGTACTCGATGCTTTCAAGTGGTGCTTTCTTGTAATGTTCTGGATTGATTTTATCGGTCATAATTTTTCTCTATAGGACATTGGGTGAACAGTATTTAACAAACAATGGTGAACACATTTAGGGATTCACCCAATGCCACAATTAGTTAAGGCGATGAGGTTGGGAGGTTATTTTTGATGATTACCTTTTTCCTCATCGCCCACCCTCTTGACTCAAAAGGGAATTTCATCGTCAGCGAAATCAGTGGAGGTGTCTTCCTGCTGACTCTCCTCTTTTTTAGCTGCCAAGAGTTCGAAGCTCTCATTGATGTCGTTCTGGATAAACTCTGGGAGTCCATCGAACACATCGCACATCGCTTTTGTTTCATCATTGCTGTTGCCATCGAACTCGTTGCAATAAACATCGAGGTCGAATACAACCGCTTCATTGATGGTTTCTTTTGTGGTGAAATCATCTGGTTTAAAGATCGCTTTGATGACTGCGTTGCCATTGTCATTGTGCTCAACATGCAAAGTCGCTGGTGCGCCAACCATTTTAGCAACATCGAACCCATCGAGCTCTTCTTTACTGAATGGTTTACCGCGCCAAGTCACTAGATCTTTATATAGTGTTGCGTTTTCATTTAAAGATGCAGTGTACTTTCGACCCAAGACAAATGGTTTCCCAGCGTTGGCACCTTCGGTCATGAGTTGATCTTGCAACTCCCAAGTGACACGCAATGTCTTTCTTTTCTTTGGCGGATTATCTTTCCACTGTTCTTCTCTTGTACCGAGATCAACGATGCTATAACATACACCGAGGTACTCGCCTTCTGGACAGATTTCTTTTTCGAAACCGTCAGCACTTATGTTTAGTCCCATAAGACCCTCCTGATTTGATTATTTTATAAATTAGTGTAAGATCATATACATTTATACAATATAGTGCAACTTTTTATTTAGGGACAACATCATGGGACTGAACATTAAACGACCAAACAAGAACTTCGACAAACCTTTTTCAACAGACTATCAAAATCAATTCCTGAGCTTCATGCATGAACATGGCATGGAGCCTGACCCCAAGGTTGGGCTGGTGGTTGATGGGAGCATTGGTCGTGCTTACATCAACATCGGTGGTGACAGGAAGCTGTCGGGTTGGTACCAACTCTGGTTGAACCAATCCGTCCCTTTTGGAAGAATCGGAGATTACCGAATTTCGGTGGACGACCCGACAGCGACTTGGAAGCCAGAGAACGAAAACAATTATCGCATGACGCAAGACCAGATCGATGAGATCAAAAAACTGCGTAGAGATGTGGAGATCAAGAAGGCAGAAAAGTATTCCAAGACTGCAAAGAAGGCACAGGCTCTCTGGGACGAAGCCAGAGCTTGCGAGAAGCATCCATATTTAGAAAAGAAGCAAGTCCTCAGCTATGGTCTTAAAATTGATTCTGGTGGGCGTTTAATGATCCCAATGTATGACAAAGATTTGTCTATTGTCGGACTTCAATATATATCCGAGGACGGCACCAAGCGTTTCCTTACTGGTTCCAAAAAAAGCGGATGCTTTTTTGTCCTTGGACAAGAGGTGTTGAAAACCAGCGAGAAAGTTTATTACGCTGAGGGTTACGCCACAGCAGCTTCCGTTTACCAAGACATGTCACAGCCTGTCGTGATCGCTTGGGACGCTTACAACTTACAGAAGGTCGCAGAAACGCTATTCCCAAGCCTAAAGAACCATAAACACATATTTGTAGCTGACAATGATGAAAGTGGCACTGGCGAGAAAGAAGCGGTCAAAGCCAGCCAGTGGATCTTGAAGCAAAAAGGGCAGAGTGAGGTCCTTATGCCGATGGAGAGAGGCGATTACAATGACCAGAAGGCTGAGGATCAGGATGAAAAGCCAGCGCTTCAAATCATCGATATCACGCCCAGCGAGATCGACTTCATGCGTTCTGAGAAAGGTCGTATGCTCAATACGAAAGAGAATGTACAGGCAATCATGGATATCCACGCGATACAGGTGCGATACAATGTCATTAAGAAGAAGATCGAGATTGAGATACCCAACATGGACTTCAATGAGGACATGAAGGAAGAAGCCAGTCTGGTGGAACTGGAGGATCGCTGTATCAAGCAGGGCGTACCGTACACGCGAGTCAGAGACTATTTAAAGGTGTTGGCGAAGACATATAACCCTGTGGGTGAATGGATCGACAGCAAGGCATGGGATGGCACATCACGAATGCAAGGCTTTCTGGACACCATTACGAGCTCCAGCCCCACTGCTCTGAAAGAGATGTTGCTCAAGAAATGGCTCATTTCCTGTGTGGCAGCACTTTATGAGCCCAATGGGGTCGAGTTAGAGGGCATCTTGGTGTTCCAAGGCGCACAGGGTCTCGGCAAGACATTGTGGTTCAAGCGACTGTGCGATTACAACAACGGCTGGCTACTTGAAGGCGCGACCCTCAATCCATCGGATAAGGACTCTGTTAAGAGGGCGGTGTCGCACTGGATCGTTGAACTGGGTGAGATAGAATCGACTTTTAAGAAGTCAGACATAGACCAACTCAAGGCGTTTGTCACCAGTCGCACAGACGAGCTCAGGTTGCCTTACGACAGGGCTTTCACAACTTACCAAAGACGCACCGCGTTTTACGCGAGTGTAAACGCCAGAGAGTTTCTTACAGATACATCAGGCAACCGTAGGTTCTGGTGCATCGCAGTCGATGCGATTGATGTCAATCATGGGATTAACATGCAACAGCTATGGGCAGAGGTGAAAGAGACCATGTATGTCAGAGGACAAAAGAACTGGTTTCTCAGTCCAGACGAGCGCGAACTGCTGAACGACAGCAACGAGAGTTACCGCACACAATCGAGTGTCGAGGATCTCATCATGGAACACTGCGACTTCACCAGCAAATATCCGAGCGCTGTGCAGATGACGAAGTTGTTGAGAGATCTGGGGATTGCCAATCCGAGGATGCCAGACTTTAAAGAGGCATCTAGGGTGCTGGCTAACAATGGCGTAGAGCCACGCAGGACCAATGGCAAGAAGGTCTATGATGTGGACTACACGAAAGCGACCAGTGAGTTCTGATGCAGTGCTGGGCGTGTAAAGGAGAGCTCATCTGGGGCGGAGACCAAGACATCGAAGATGAGAGTGAGGACTATACCATCGAGACCAACTTGAGTTGCCCCAAGTGCGGAGCATTTGTGATGGTACATCACGGATCAAAAGGTAAATACAAAGAATTAACGGAAAAGGATTTGAAGGAATGGACGAAGAAATAAAGATTGAGTATCAGAGCAACGACTTCATGGAGTTTCTGGAGTTTGCACATCTGATGTATGACCAGTACATCGAGTTGCATCGTGACGAAGGCACTCGACCAAAGAACTGGGAGCAGTATTTGAATGAAAACTTCTTCCTGCTTACGGAGTTGTTTCGTGAGAAACGAATACACTAATGTGCAAAAGTTTATAATTGCAACAGTGTGAGGTGAGGGTAAGGTACACTGTGTTTGTAAATATGTATAAAAATGTGCATTGTAAAGATTTATATTAATTTGAACAGATTTGTGAAAATGTACAAAAGAGTGAGGGTTAGGACATGTCCTATCACTGTACCTCACCCTGTACTCAAAGCTAACATTGGTGGTGGTTTCACTTATTAGGTAGTGTTAGGTATATACAGAATAATAATAATAATAATAATATATACCATAGCAGTAGCGCCCCTATATACAATACGGTTATACACCCCTATATAGGAGATTGCCTAACACTCACCCCTGTTACTGCTGGTTTATAAAAAAATGTAAAAATGGAGATAAATATTGAAAGGAGATAAGATAGTCAAAAAAAGTTCGTTCAAGTTTTTCGTTATGAGAATGTATCATGACAACAGGCAGGAGAGATGGATGAATGGAGTTGATCCATACAAAAACATGTTCCGCTACTACAGAAGCAATAGAGCTTTTTTAATTAACAAGTACAAAGAGGAATCAGGCGTTGCCGAAGAAACCAAAGAAGCCACTGGTTGAACCACCAGAGAAGTTTGAATTGATAATGAGTGAGTTCAAACTCACGGACATGCAAGCGTCATTCGTTTGGCATTACACCGAGGGTGCTTGTGGTCAGACAGAAGCAGCACGAAGGGCTGGTTACGAGTTCCCAGCAGCATCAGCGAATAAGCTACTGAAAACAGAGAGAGTGGTCAAAGCTGTCAAGATTAAACAAGACGAGCTGGCAGAGAAGTATGCGATCACACCACAGAAAACTGGAGCGATGCTCTGGAAGATTGCAGAGACATCGTATGAGAATGGTTACATGGGACCAGCCGTGTCAGCGATCAAAGAGTTGAACCAGCTTGCAGGGCTCTCAATCAATAGAAGTCAGAACATAAACATCAACGCGAATGTGGATAAGATGAGCAAGGAGCAGATCAAGGAGCGCTTGGAAAAACTGTTGGGAGTTTCCACAGAATATGAAGATGACGATTACTAAATGAAATAACCAAGCTGAGAGCCTCGCCCCATTTAAATCGTTTTTCTCAGATTTTTTCTTCCCAGATCCCAAAAACCTTTATTTATCATATACTTACGCCACATTCCTGATGTGTACTTCTTTATAAATGTGTATATCTTTATGCACACAATGGTAACAAGCTGAAGATGATCTCTATGATGGACTAGGGGAAGATGGTCTCTATGATGGACTAGGGGAAGATGATCTCTATGATGGACTAGGCAAGCTGAAAGCCTTTAAACATAAGCTGAAGACGATCTCTATGACGCAGTAGGAACCCTATTGGATCGCCCTTTTTACTGGGGCGTGAGGACCCAATGGGGTGGCACCCCCCCATATTTGAGATCGCGTATAGCTGGCGTAGTTATAGTTGAGTTCGTCACATTATTTCAGCAAAAAAAATGAAAAAAAAGAGCAGGACTAAGCCTGCTCTCTTCTTGGATCCCTATTGGGTCAGCTATCCTTTTTTACTATGCGTGAATATATCTTGAGATCGCCATTCTCTAAAACGACATTAACTTTAACTGTCTCATCGTCTTTTATTTTTGATAATTTTTCATCAACAGCCATTCTCATAGCCATCTGGAATTTTTCTTTTTGTTCTTTGTTCATTGTTATACCTCCTTGATAAAATAAATTTCAGTTTGAAGTCCTTGTTTGGATCTCGCCTTCGTCTCAACCAATCGGTTCTTAACCTTGATTTCTTCACGCGCCTCCATATCTGTTTTGAAATTAGGCAAACCATTTTTGTATTTACTTGCTTTGATATCCTCCCAAAAATCCCTGCTTATTTTGCTGTACCTATTTTTCTCACTACCCTTGGGTCTTGGTTCTCTCAAGTAAACCCATTTGGGTCCTACGGATCTGACCTCAACAGTTCTATAACCATGACCAATGCCTTTTTTCTCTAGCTTGTCCCACCAGTTACAGAAACGATACTTTTCAAGTTGCTCACTCACTGCTCACCTCCCATGTCATTTTGGCAATCGCTTTGGCAAACTCTTCAATCCCCATCTCATCTGGGATATTGCTTTGCACCTCCACTTGCTCTATGAACTTTCGAACCAAACGGTTCAGTTCTTTTCTGGTTATCATTTTCTTGGCTTTCGTATTGTGATACTTCTGACCAAGGTTTAGTCTTTGCTCTTCATTGAGCTCGATTGATATATTGGTTTTCATATTACCTCCATAATTAATTTATACTTTATTATACATTTTTATAAACAATCCCTCAAAGCACCGTCATTACTGCGTTTCAGAGCATCGACTTTTTTCCTAGCTCGCGTAAATTCTGGAAATCAGGCGATTTTTGCCTGAGATTTTTACAAATCCTTGTTACTTTTTAGAACGATTCTAAAGAAAACCCCTGTAAATAAAGGCTTTGCAAAATTCGCGCAATCCGATTTTTCGCATTTGTGCTGGTTTTATGATAACTTTCATCTATGGATTTCTATGCCTCAAGACTGCCCTATCGCTCCAGCGAAGAAGAGAGAGCCTATCGCGAAGGACTGGGCGCTTTACCAGCGCAAGCCACTTGGATGGCTGGGCTCATGGCACCCAGCGCTGGACTGAGCGATTACTTTGGTTATTACCCAGAGATGCCCACTGCTGAACAACCGATACCAACTGAGTATCTACCCAGCTTTGCAGAGAACATAGAAAACAAAAGATACTTGGACGCGCTCTATCAAGGTCTGGGCGTTTTGGGAGATGTCGCCTATGCCAGCACACCTGTGACTGGAATGATGGGACCCCTAGTGGGTGCAACATTGAAAGCAGGAAGTGGTATCGGTAAAGCCACCAAGGGCACCAAAGGAACAAAAGGCGGTTTGGAGTCCCTGCCAGAAAGTGCGCGTGTCGCAGATGAACTCAAAATCAAACGCGATGATCTCATGAACCAGTACGGCAGATATGAACCTTATAGAGAAAATATCGACTTTAATTTCGATTACAGTCTCGAGACACCCACAGAAATGTATTCACCCAGCTTAGAAGCACTGATCTACAAAGCACCACCGAACTTAAAAGGAAAACAGATC